CCACAAACGGCTGTCATAGTATCTCTTGACCTTGACGTAGTTCTTACTCATCGCCGCTCACCTCCAACTCAACACCGTTCAGCATAGCCAGAAAATCAACGTTTGCCTTTATCCTGTCTATCTCGGTGACTTTGGGCTTGCGAAAATTGTCTTCCATCAGTCCCATGCTCTCAACCATAGATTTTTCTAAATCTGTCATGTTGTACCTCCCACTTCTGATAGTTTCACGATATACTCTTCCTCACTCGGCACAGGTATTCTGTAATCGTCACCATTGCTGTTTTTGAACGTCACCGAACCGCCTGTTTCGACCTCGATGTTCCGCAGGAAATCGTCTGGTATTAGGGTTGAAATATCGGTGACGATTGGGGATTCCAATTCGTAATACAGCATTACACCTGACATTGCCTGCTTGAACGCTGCGGCATCGGTGTAGGCTGAATCTATGAATAATATTCGTTTCTGTCCTTCACTGATGTGACACGATACTATATGATCTACCCAAGGGGCAGCATATGATACGGCTGTGAAATGACTACATACGATATTTATGGTTGTCTCTGGGCCCTTAGGTTTTTTTATCAATTTGTCCAAACTATCGGACACATCAACAGTAAAACGTCCCTTTACCTGTATTAGGTTCAGCGTTCCTAAATCAACGCTGTTCACACACTGAACGTATCGTTTGTTCTCATAATCAACGTAGTTCTTAGCCGTTCCTGCACTCCAGCCGTAGCCAGGCAGTGCCTTGATAGCTTCGGGGATTTTGTGTGCGTTGCGGTGATAGGGGGTGTAGGCTGGCATGGTATCTGATTTGTATATACCGTCCACAAGCATTATATCAAATGCGTCAGCTATTGACTGCATGGTTTCTTTGTTACCTGGGTAACAAGCCACCATAACCTGTGTTGCACCAACCATTGTACTAGAATCTGTTATAGCTCCTACAACACCCTTCGATGTTATCAGCCAGTTCGCCATCGTATTGTCATGAAAAATATACACAATTCCAAACGATACACCTGTCGGGCACGATTTTTCGTCTTTCAGAGCTATTTTTAGAGTCTTGTTTGTATCAATCTCAAAACCATAATACGGCACTAACGATACACATTTTTCAATGTCAAACAAATTCTTTCCCTGCTCCACAACCTCTGTCACCCCAGCACTGACAATCTCTCCAGCATTATATGGATAGTAGTCATTAGGGAACATTTTCTCGAATTCTTCCACGTTTTTTGGTTCGTTGCCTGCACCAAACATTTGGGTTAGGTCAAACAATTGCAGTGTAAATTTGTATGTGCCTGCGGTTGCGCCTGCGAATGCACGAAAATATAGCGGTGGTGGGTTGCCTACTCCCGACGATAGTGTATATATACCATTTTCTGTAGTGGTGTAACGTTCGCTACCATTGGACACATTTACATTGTTATTTCCAAAACGTACCGTCACATAGGAACTAGGATTATTTATATCCCTGATACATTTTCCTACCACTTTATGACCGATTGCCTGTGCGATAGGTGACGTATCAGCAATTATTTGTTTCAGCCATTTTTCGTCGGCAACATCTTCGTCAACTGTTATTGCGACATGGATTATGCTGTCAGGTATCATCTGATTAAACACAATTGACCTACCGCCTATTGACTTCACGCTCATCAGCTTTGCCCCTGTCGGAACTGTCTTAACGTATGCCGTTTCACTGTCAGTTTCAAACTGGTGCGTTACACCATTGCCCATATCGTATAACGCATTTACCCTACGTTGCAATTCTTTGTCCGTCAGCTTCACGTTAGCTATTTCAGCCGTGTTTTCATCAATCTTTTCGACAGCTGTTGTGTAGTCATCAGGCAAACTGTCAGCTATGGATTGTGCTGTCTGTGCAGCGGTTTCGGCGGCTTTGCGGTCTGTGGCGACCTGTGCGGCATGGTCTGCCACTGTAGCCTTATCGGCTGTGACCTGCGTTGCCATGTCAGCCACCGCCTGTCTGTCTGCTGCAGTGCTGTCAGCGCAGGTCTTTGCAGTTTTAGCATAGCCTGCTGTTATGTTCTTGTCGGCTGTGGTTTGCTGTGCTGATGTTGCCGCCTGGGCTGCTGATACCTTGGCACTATTCTGTGATTTAACCGCCTCAGCACGTGCGGTTTCTGCACCCTGCATGGCAGTGTCTGCCTGTGTAGCTGACGTTTCTGCCGCTGTCTTTGCGGTTTCAGCACGGCTTGCCGCCTGTTCTGCGGTATCGGCTGATTTCTCTGCGGCTGTGGCAGATTTTTTGGCGTTTTCTGCCGCTGTAGTCGCTGTTTCTGCAGCAGTGGCGGCTGTCTGCATATCTGCGTGCGCTTGCCTGCCTATGGCATCTATGCGGTCTAGTGCGTCCATAGCCACATCAGGCGACGGGATAGCATTATCGCCTATAGCCGTACCTATTCTCAGGCGAAAAATTCGTGATTTTTTAACTAATATATACTCGTCGCCTGCTAATTTTTTAGCCGCTATCTGGCACGATACTGTCTGCGCTGACCGCAGTATATCTGCTGTAGGCGTCCATGTGCCGCCTGTGATATCGACCTCATAGACAGTGCCGTCGCCATAGTCGATAGTCAACACATAGCGGTCTGCACCGTCTACTGTCAGCCCTTCGACAGACACAGGACGGGCATTTGTTTCACCCACATAGCCCAGCAGAGCTGTGCTTAGGGTTACGTCATAATCTGCATTTAATGTTATCGTCATTTAATCACCCCTCTTTACTCTATTGCAATGTAGTCAACATAGTATGTTCCTGTCGGGACATTTACTGTTGACCCGTTATTAGCTCCCATGCAGACGTTCAGATAGTACGACTTTCCCGAACCACTAACGTGGGTGCAGAACGTCTTGTATGGTGTTGGTATGTCTGTCTGCCGTAGTGTTGCTATTACCTGCTTAGGCGCAAAATTCAGTCCAAGCGGTATCCGCATCAGCGCATTTGCTCCCGTCATCTTGTGTTCCACAGTGCCATAGTGTATCTTGCCGGCTCGGCTCAGTATCTCATCGATTTCCTCGCCTGCGTGTTGCATCGGATAATCGTTTTCGGTGATATCCTGCGCCAATGTCAAATTTTCATCAGCCATTATCTCGCCCCCTTAAAGTTGTTCTTCAACGCTCAGACCTACCGCAGAAATGTCTGCTGAAAGTCCGCCGTCAAAGGTAAATCCTAAATTCGTTATTGGTATATCATAGCTGTCTGCGCCGTTGGTGTAGGTCACCACGTCACCTATGTCGAAACGTGGGTCACCAAGTCTGTGGTATAGCTCAGTGGTGTACCACGAAAAGCCGCCTATCCTGCGCCACAGAGATTGTAGCAAAGACTCTGTCATGTATGGATTTTCAAACTCTAGCACACGTCCTTGTGTTGTGTCTGTCACGCCTAGTGACAACGTTTCATCGTCACTGACTTTGCAGATAATGCCCACGATAACGTTCTGCCTTTCTGACAGTGTTGGCATATCTATCGTGTTGTTATCCAACGTTTTCACGCTCTTGCCATACCACTTTCGGACGTACTTTCCGTACCTGTCAACATACCCGAACTGACCTTGTGCAGAGGAAAGGTAGGACAACATTTGTCGCATGGTCACGTCCTTTGGCACTGAGCTGACCTTGAAATAGAAATACTTTGAGTACAGCACCTTGCCGTTCTTATCTATCAACCTTCTGCCGTTCTTGTCACGCAATAGTCGCACCTCTGTATAGTCATTGCCGTTCTGCAATCCTAATTGTCTGCAGATGTCGTCCTCGACAGCTTTATTCCAATTTGGCATAGGGATATGCGGTACATACGGCTTGTCCGAAAAGTATAGCCTGTCTGCCATTGTCAGCTGAACACTGCCGCCTGACTTTTTGGACTTCACGCAAGTAAAACGTCCCATTGGTATCTTTTCGCCTGCAAGTATGCCGTTCGTTTCGTAGTCCACGAGGTACAGATATGTGTCATAGTTCTTTCCAAGAAACGCTGTCTCAGTGTCACTTATTGTCATGTTCCACGATTGCGAACACACGGCGCCCAGCTCGATGTCGTCTGAAAGTGATGTTGCCTGCATGGAGCTGTCAGCTGACATAATGCTGTCACCTGATATAACGCCCTCTGCATTCTCTATCCACAGCCTCCATATACGGCAATAACTCTCGATACGCTGAGCCACAAGCTCACTTGTTTGGTACAATTCGACTGCCTCCTTTACTGCATTATTAAGTCCACCGCAACGCCTTTGCAGAACTGTTTGTTCTCGTCCCAGCCGAAAACCTCATAAGTTGGGTCGCTTGCGTAAACGTCAAAAGTGCTTTCCTGAAATGTTTCATCAAGGAGCGTGATACTGAAAAACGGACTGTCAACGTTGGAGATATACTCATTGAGTTTTGCCGTCTCCTCTCCTGTGAGATGATACCATTTCAACGTGACAGTTTTCTTTATAGCTCTTATGTCGCCCACCATTTTACAGTTAGCCGTCCGCCCTGCATTGTTCGACCATATTTTGTTGTTTGTAAAGCTCACTTCCGCAGGTGTGGCGACCCTTTCGCTGCCGAATATAAGTCCTCTGCTTTTCATTTTCTGCACCTCCTATGCCCTTATTGGTGACCTGCCGTTGCGCTTGATATAGTCGTTGATATCATCAATAACTATCTGTGTGATAGTCCTGCCATTGAGCATAAGCGGTATGGTAACGCTTATCTTCTGGTTTCCGCCTGCTCCGCCGTAAGACACAAGAGCCTGCAAAACAGCCTGTGTGATAGTATCAAGCGGTGCCTCGATATTCGTGCCACGCTTCTGATCGCCCAGAACTGCAAGAAACTCAGAGTTCGGCGGTATCACTGCACCTTGAGCAAGTTTGGGTATTTCGGGGATATCAATTTGGCTTAGGTCAAAGCCAAATGTCTGACCGCCAAGATCACCGGGAAGCCAATCAGGCGTCGTGAAGCTCAGCTCGTTTATGCCGTCGATTATCCAATTTATTGCGTCCTCTACTGCTCCTGTCAGACCATTTATAAGCCCGATTATCAAATTAATAGGTGTTTTTGCTATGTCAACAAGTGCGTCCCATACGCCTTTGAAAATCTTTTTTACACCCTGCCAAGCCTTTTTCCAATCACCGGTGAACACTCCCGCTATGAACAGCACAACGCCTTTAAGTGCTGAAATGATGTTCTTCACGGCGTCAATTATATTGCTTATGACATTGCCCACTATCTTTATTATCTTACCAAGCACACTGCTGACTATCGGTCCGAGTATGCTCACAAGCCAATTCACAACAGGTGCTATGGCTTTGTTGTAAATGCTCAGAACGCTCGTGATAAGTGTTCCAACAAAGTCGAGAAACTCATCAAGCAGAGGTTTCAAGTGCTCCGTCCAAACGCTGTCAGCCACGTCCATGAGCTTGTCAAACACAGGTTTCAAGACCGTTTCCCACAGGTTGAGAAATATGTTCTTTGTGGTGGTTATACCCTCGTTTATGCCGTCAAATATAGGCTGTCCCCATTCGTTCCAAAAGTCTGAAATGCTCTGCCAAGTATCGCACCACAATGTTTTCAAGGCGTTCAGCACAGGCTGTGCAACGCCGTTCCACAAGGTATCGAAGATCTCTTTTATGTTGTCAAACAATACGCCGAGAGTGTTCCATACCTGCGTGCCAAAATCCGCCATTAGGGGTAATCCTATAGTGAGAAAGTTTTGCAGTATAGGGAACACTGCCACATTCCAGATATCAGAAAACACCTTGTTGAAGCTGTCAAAAAGTCCTATGCCTATCTTGCCAAGCGTGCTGAAAGCGGTCTGCATAAGCGGTGTAAAATCGTTTATAAAATAAGCTTTGAGCGGTTCGGAAAGCGACTTTATATCGCTGAAAACTCCGCCGAGTATCTGAGCAAGTTCAATGCTCTCTCTTTCAAGTCCGCTCCATATATCAGCGAAAATAGGCTTAAAATTCTTATCAAGATAGTCTGCAAGCTTTTCAAACTGAGTTCTTACTGATTTGAAAAAGTCAGACAGCTTTTTATCTGCCTTACCCGTATCCACCTCAACGCTAGTCCCGGAAGGCTGCATTACCTCCCCAGCTCCGCTGACCCCAGTGCTGTCTGACTTGCTCTCATCATTCAGTTTGTTCATCTGGTCAAAGCTTGCAAGGGAGCCTTCCTGTGACTCCTGAGCCTGTTGTGCATTGTCGGCTATATCGCTGTAATTATCCGCCGCCTGAGAGGTGCTTTTCACTATGCTTTGAGCCTCGTCTGCACTGTTGCTTAGTTCAAAACCGAACGCCTTTGAAAGTGCTTGTGCTGCCCCCTGTGCCAAAGATATGAGCTGTGAAAGCAGACTGTTTATCGCCTTGACAGCAGGCAGAAGAACGTTCATCAGCACAGTGCCGATAGTTGCTCCGAACTCTTTCCATTGCTCAGAGAGTATTCTAGTTTGGTTTGCCCAGCTGTCAGACGTCTTTGCAAAGTCGCCCTGTGCAAGAGCCGTTTGCGACATAACGTAATTGTATCTCAACTGGACTTTTTCAGCCTGCGACATATCGGCAGTTGACTTCATTATACCCTTTGAAAGCGCATACGCCTGCAAGTTGGCGTCCGTCATAACAATACCGAACTGTTTGAGGGTCTCAGTTTCGCCTGTAAAAATTGATTTCAGAGCCGTGCTTGCCACGTCCTGACCAACGTTATAAAACGAAGCCATATCCGCCGACAAGCCCGTAAGAGCCATAGCCATATCGCTTGCACTGTCATTGGCAAGCCCCATTCCTGCCGCCATAGCCATGAAGTTTGAGCCTGTCTGCTTTGCGGTGAGCTTTGAAATGCCGTAGGTCTTTACAGCCGTGTCAGCGAAGTCCTCCATTTTCTGCTTTGATTCACCGAAAGCCGTGTCAACAACGTTCTGAACTTCCGCAAGGTCTGAGGCTGTTTCTATGGATTGCCTGCCGAAGTCCACAAGCTTCTTGACGGAGAATGCTGCCGTCACAGCCATTGCAAGGCTTTTAAGCTTTGGCTTGATATCCCCCACCATATCGGAAAGGCTTTTCAAGCCCTTTTCAAAGCCCTCTTTGTTTATGTTGGTGTCAAAATTCAAGCACCCGTCAGCCATTGTCATTCACCTCCCGTCAGTTGTTTCAGAAACTCTTTGTCCTCGTTTTCAGCCCTCTGCTCTTCTGCTGAGAGCTTTCGTTTAAGGTCTATCATATTGCGGTGGTTTCTGTAAAATTCCTGCTCGTATTTTTCAAGCTTTTTGCCCTTGTTAAGCTTTTGCCGTATGCCTATAACAGACGAAAAAAGCCCCTCGCCTATCTCATTGAAATAGCCAAGAAAAGTCCACCAGTGAAGATACTCCACAGACCTTGTTTCAAAACCTGCTGCCTTGTTCACCGCAGGAAAAATAATACTCTCGTCCTGCTCCCAATCAATAGTCTTTGCAGGCTGAACGCTCTCCTGCGGAACATCTCCACCACCAACAAACCAATAAGCCTTGTCAACAGCCTCCTGCAAATGTTCTCGTGGGATATCCTCAGCGTAAAGGCATTTAAGACACACATAGCACTTTTCACGCTCGTCAAGTTCGGGGTCTGCAAAGGCTGAATAGATCCGCAGTATGACCCGAAAATCTGAGCGTATGGCATACTCTTTGCCGTCTATTTCAAGGGCTGTTGGCAAACTGCCTATCATTTCAGCAGCTCCCTGAGCAGAGCCTTTTTGTCTTCGTCAGAAAGCTCCGCCACATTGACCGCAGGCTGAGCAATATGTTGATGAGCGATAACAGGTGCGGTGTACTTCTCCACCTTTTCTTCGAGCTTTATCTGAGCTGCCGTCTGTGCTGACTTTATCTCCTGCACCACCACAACAAGAAGCGCTTCAAGGAAGTTCACAAGCACAGGCTTGCCGTTTGAAGCCACAGAGAACACGTTCACGCTTCCAAGTGCCGCCGTACACACATCGGTTCCAAATATGTCATTGACCATTTCTCTTGCACGCTGGTCATACTCTTTGAGAAGCTGAGTTCTGTCCTCGTTCTTCTCACGTTCTGACACTTCTTCTGCGATATTGTCAGCCTTGCTCATAGCGTCCTGTATCCTTGTGATGATACCAACGTCTGACACGTTTATCCTTATCACTCTGTTCTCGTCACCGTTTATAGCGTACTCTTTGTAATTGCCGCTGTTAAAATCTATTGACTGCATTGACATTTTTATCATCCTTTCTGTATTACGGCAAACAAAAAGCACTCCGCTCTGAACGAAGTGCTTTCATATGTTTGTCATATAGTTTATTCTTCCGTAGTCTTTGCAAACGTTGGCACGCCTGCCGCAAAGGTGACAGAGCCTTTCACTCTGTTTCCTGCAAAGGTGCAGTTGAACGGGATATTTACGCCCCCCTGTGGTCCGCCATAAGACTGCGGCTTGACGATGATATCTTCCGTCCATGCGTCATACGCACCTGTGGTCTTGTCAACGATGACTTCAAGCACGCTTGTCTTGCAGGCGTCGCCCGTAAGACGATTCATCATGATATCCTTGAGCTTCTCGTAAAGTGCGTCACCGGGCTTTGCATAGAATGTGTCAAGGTCGAACTCAGGCTCATAGCCGTTGTCCTCAACTGTGGTCTCATCGAGGATATTCTTCTTTGTGGAAGTGTCAGGGTTGAGTGCCACACTTGCGTCCTCAACGTCCTTACCGAGAAGATACCAGCTTGGTGATGAGGCGACCGCTGCGAATGTAGTGTCAAGATAATGCAGAAGATGACTTCTGTTGAGCTTTCCGCTCTTGTATGAATAATCAGGCATATGTTTTCCTCCTTTTATATCTGATACTGTGCCGCTATCTGCAATTGATACTGCACAGTATCGTTTGTGTTTTCGTTTGGTATTGCGTATATCATTCCGTTTGCACAGGTGAGCTTTTCAAGAACGCCTGTCCTTTCCTCGTCCTCTGTTATGGTAGTGAACGTGGTATCTCGGTGCTTGTCTGCATAGCTTTCAAGCCACATCTGCAATTCAAGCAGTACGCCGCTGTTTGACATTCTGTCAAAGTCGTTCATAGACTGATACACAGCATAGAGAATGAAGTTATGATGTCTTGTCTGACCGCCCAAAATATCAGAACTTATAAGGCTGTCGCCTGTCGAGGACAAGCCGTAATTTGTTGGCGTATCGTCGGTAAAGTCGATATGGATATCGTTGCAGACCTCCGATATTTTCGGAAACTGCTGCAAAATATCTTTCACAAGCTTGATTATGTTCATTTCACTTTGCCTCCCATTATCGCCGCCGCTCCTCTGAGTATCTGCTTTTTCTTGTCGGCTTTCATTCGCTCAAACCAAAGCTTGCCTGCAAGTGGCTCTTTAAAAGTGCTGTAAACAAGGTCTTTGTCCGTCAGCACTTTCTTTTCTCCATGTCGGGCGTAAGACGAGCCTGTAACAGAGGATACCATAAGCTTGCCGTAATACTGATAGCGTGCGTAAGGTGCAAGATACTGTATCTTGCCGCTGCCTATTTTTGTGCCTCTCGTGGCAGACTTTCTCAGATTAGTGCTGAGGGTAGGTGTATACTTCACCATATGCCTTATGCACTCGGCGTCAATGAACTTTTGAGCCTTATCAAAGCGTTCTGAATACTTGCCTGCAAAGGACTTATCCCAAGTGATAGCCCTGCTGTCCATAGGCTGACCTATCTTCATTTCACGCTCACCTCCATATGTGGCAGGCCGCCGAACATATAATCATCAATGCTCATTACCGTAACAAAGTCATACTCCGCACGGAAGATTTTCATGCTCTCAGATATGCTCTGCGGCGTTTGATTATCGAACTCAAACTCGCATTTTCCTCTCACAAGCATATCCTTTGCAGGGATTTTCGGTGCATTATCATCATAGAAATACACCCTTGTGCTGTCTGAGGTCTGCATACCGCTTTTCACGATACTTCCCGATTTATTCTCACACCAGTAAACTTTCTCTGCATACTTCCGCACAAATCCCTCTGTCTGCTTGTCGAAAAGATACACCGTGCAATCGCTGTTTGCAAGCATTTATCTCACCCCTCTGTAAAGCAGCCCTGTTCCGCTGAGCCATTTGTACACAATATCGTGAACGGCTCTGTCAGCGTTCTGCCTGCGGATATCTGAGCTTTCATATGACTTTGACCAGCCCCCAACGCTTTCGGAAGATACCCCCTGAGTGCCACACTCCTGCTCTGCCTTGAAGATATTCTCCGCAAGCTCGCAGCAGCACATTTTCACTTCTTCGGGGATATCGTTCTCGTCAACGTTGTCAAGGGTATATTGCTTCATAAGGCTTGTGGCTTGCATTGCATAGAATTCAAAAGCGGCAGATATGTCAGGCTCTCTGCCGCAAAGATAAACGCCTATATAATAGCTCTCGCTTGCATATGCTTTCATACTGCCGCACCTCTTTACTTCTTGAATCTTGCAAGCACTACCTTTGACTGATCTGAGATAGCCACAGTGTAATGCTTGTCAGCAGATATATCTGTGCAGCGCTTTGTGCTTCTTCTCTCTGTTTCAACGTTGGTGTCACGCTTGAGGTAGATAGTCAGTGCAGATGTTTCGTCCTCTGTTTCAGTATCTGCGTTGAGCTTGATGATAGGGCATATGTAGAAAGTGCCAGCCTTGACAGCGGCGTTCTTTACAACATAGTCACCCACCTTTGGAGCATAGCCATCTGCACAAGGCGTTACTGAGCCGAGCTTTATCTGTGAAGCAGTCGGTGAAGCTGTGCTGTCCGCAACGACTTCCTTTGCACCCTCTGCGTCGCTGTCAACTCTCGCATACTGTTCCGGGATAGCCTCGTTAAGTGAAACCTTCTTTGACGGAACGATACGGCAATTCGCTATTTTGCCTATCTCGCCTGTCATTACCACATTGCCGTCATACTTATCTGCTGAAATGAAGTTCGGGTCCTTTCTAAGCTGTGAGTTCTGATGAGGGTTAATAAACATAGCCTTTTCGGTGTTCAGCTCCTCATTGAACTTGTCAACAGCGTCAACAATGCCGCTGTAAGAGATAGCAGAAGCCGAGCCGTCATAGATGAGCTGAGCTTTCATAAGTGCGTCCATGCTGTCTGCGTCCACCTTAGAAGCGATAGACATTGCAAGCTGTGAAGTCGCCTGACCTACAGGGTTGCCATAGCCGCTGAGAAGCGCTTCATCAGTTATCTCCACCGCTTTCATGGCTTTCTTTACCTTAGCCTGAGTGGAGTCTGTTTCAAGCTTGACAGTTTCGGCTTCAACGCCCTCTGCAACATCAACTGCATCGCCGATATACTTGTACTGCGGCACTGTGATAGTGTCGCCAGGCACGCCAACAAGCGTTCTGTCTATCTTCGCAAAGGGAGATACAGTTATCTTAGACTCTATCTTTGCGTCGATCATATCACTCATTACCTCAGGATCGATAAGGTCGGTGATCTTTGTCGGCTCTGCGAAATACTGCATAGAAATTCTAATGCCATTTGTCATTTTCATAATATCCTATCCTTTCAACTGTTCGTATTTTTCGGGGTCTGTTCGTTTAAGTTCCAACCTCTGCATATACCCCATTTTTGCAAAGGTTTCCTTGCTCACTTCACCTGCGGCAGGCGTGCCTGTGGGAGCAACCGGGTTCTTGATAGGCTCGGAACTTTCAAAAAGATAATCGTTATCTTTCTTCACGTTCTCGATAGCCGTCTTGATATCCTCAGCCTGATTTTTTGAAGCTTTGAGAGTTTCCACATCAAGCAAAGCTTTAAGAGCCTTGACGTTTCTTGCCTTACTTGCCGTGATAGCGTTATCAAGGGTAGCGTCAAACTCCATATCAGATATCTTCGCCTGATACTCGGTATCTTTCTTAGCAAGGTCAGCGGTGAGCTGTGCGACTTTGCCGTTAAGCTCCTTGACATCCACGCCCTCAAATTCTTTGAGAGAGTTCTGTGCAGTATCAAGGCTGTCCTTATAGTTATCACGCTCCACCTCAAGGCGGCTTTTCACCTTTTCAAACTCAGCCACAGTCTTATAATTCTCTGCCACCTGCTTTGTGATGTCCTGTTTCTTGTCCTCAGGGATAACGATACCCAGAGCGGCAAGGATCTCAAAAATGTTTTTCATATGTTTGTCCTTTCTACATAGCTTATATACCGCTCTGTCTGCGGTGTGAAAGTCTGACAGTTTAACGTCATATCAAGGACGAAATGGTATGAAAAAAGCACCCGGTAAGGTGCTTAGTTCCGATATTTGGGTATAAAAATACCGCCCGACCTTAGTCAAGCGGTAAAATTATCATTTGAAATACTCTGTAAGTTCAACTTCTGAATCAATGTACACAGCGTCAATATAATAACTGTTGTGTACGATTATCTTCTTTCCGTTTAATGTGTATATCTGCGTTTGTGAGCCGTCAACATCTGTCAGCATATCGGACCGTTCAATGCCTGGAATATGCTTTTCCAATGCTGCACATTGCTTTTCAAAAATTTCTTTGTCCGCAGCCGTGCAAATATTGTATTCATATTTTTTCATTGCTTATCATCCAATCCATACCTTTTATCTACTGATCTTCGTGTTTTTACAGCGGTCTTCAAAGTGTCTGCTACGGCTTCTTCTCTGCTCATGTTTTTTCGTGTCATTTTATCTGATACCAAGTCTTCAAAAGAAATGATAGGGTCGGTCTGGTCAAGGGTTTTACGAGCTTTTTGATCTTCCATTAACTCTCTTGCCTGAAAGCGATACTTGTTACGCAGTTCACAAGCTTGTCTTGCCTGTTCTTCAATAGACTTGCTTTTATCGATAAGCTGAGGGATATTTTTGTTATGGTGTCTGTACCACTTTCGCACGTCTATATCAGACATCTTACCTTTCATATCAATTATATCACTATAATCTTTTTGCGTCAAGTCTATCTTGGTTTTCCCCACCCCGATATTCCCCAGTCCGTCTGCGTTCACACGCTCTCTCTGCTGGGGCAGACCCATTGCTTTTGAAAACCTTGTATACTCCTGGGAAGTGCCACGATATCGGCTGCGTGCGTTGATGATATCCTCCTCATCAGCACCTGCCTCTTCAAGAAGATGTATTTTCTGCCGCTGAGCTCTCATTGCAGTTTCAAGCTTTCTTTGCCGCTGTAAAGCTTCATACTTTGTGTACTCTTTATCACCGTACTTAACAGGCTTGTTCTCCTCTGCATTCATCTGTGCAAGCTCCTCGTCTGTATAGGAACGTTCAGATATGCCGGGGATAAAAGGGTAATAATCGTGATAGCAATTCGCTCCGCACAGACCTGTCACAGTACCAAGACCGCAGATAGTTTCAAGCTCTTTTTTGCTGTAGACTTTGCCCTGCCATTCTTGATGAGAGGGTCTTGCTCCGCTGTGCCAAGTGACTTCAAAATAGTCTGTACCAAGCTCTTGGGCGTTGTCCTCATTCATTTTTGCGGTTAGCTGTGAAAGCCCTGTCATTACCGAACGCCTTGCGGCTACGTCTGCTCTGTTGCTCCAGCCTGTGGCATAGTCCACAGTGCGCAGACCTGAGTTTGTCATATCCGAAATGACTTTCTTTATGACCGTATTGTAATCGAACGCTCCGCTTGCTATGCCCATTATGGCGTTATCAAGGCTCTGCTGATAGAAGTCAGCCGCCTGCGTGAATTTAAGTTTGCCGTCAGGCTGTTTTACTGCAAATCCGAGTGACTGAGATATGTTTTTAAGCTCCCCCGAAGTCTGCTCCGATACAGCCGACAACAGCCTTTGCAGACCCTCATTTTCTTCAAGGGGTATCCGTGCCTTGCCTTTGGTCTTGTATATGCTATCGTCCCATTCATAGCCTTTTCGCAGGATATCTTTGAACAGATGCTTTATCTCAGCTTTGGAAAGGTCAAGATTATCGGCAATGGCTTTCTTTATCTCACGCTTGCTCATTCCAAGCTCATGAAGTCTGTATATCTGCCAATCTGCCGAACGTGTTATCTCGCCGTTTATCTTTATCCTGCGGACGATGTCCTCCATTATCTGCATTTCAAGGTCACGCAGGGGCTTGTCAAGAACCATTGAAACTCGCTCTATCTCGCTTGCTTTGAGCATTATTCTATCACCTCTGCGGTGCTGTCGGAGGTCATTTTCTTAGCCGTTTTCTCGTCCTCACCATACCATTTCATTCGGTATTCCCACAATGGCATAATGCCCATAGAAACGTCCTGACGATCGCTTGCACGCTTTGTTTCATCATCAGCAAGGATACTGTCCTCAAAGTTCACAGACAGCTCATAACCGCTTTGAGTAAGCCCATTATAGAACGCCAGCGAATAGCACAGGTCTTCAAGGCAGACACGGAGGTTATTCTGTATCGCCGTGACAGTATCGAACTTTCTCTGCTTTGAGGACTTTATCTCCGTTGCCGTCTTGTCAACTGTCTGAGGGTTTGAGATATCCCCATAGGACAGCCCCACAGCAAATTCTATCTCACGCTTGTATTCTTCAAGTCCTGCGATAAAATCAGCCTGTCTTAACTGCGGTGAGAACTCGTGATAAAAGTCACCGCTCGTGCCAGCTGACACGTTTACCCCTCTGAAAAGCCGTTCATTGAGCTTAGGCATTTCTGCACGCTTCTTACCTGTGAACGGGTCTGTCACAGGTCTTAGCACAGCCTCGTCAACGTCTATTGCACGCTCTCCTGATTCAAACTCCCAATCGAGCCTGCCGAATTGGATATCAGCTTTTCTTATGACTTCTTCCGCCCCTGCGAACACTGATACGCCTGAATGTGAACCGTCAACTGTATTGTCGATAGGGTTGACATAATAGCCGAAAGAGGGTCGCAGCATAAGGGGATAGGCTATCTGAGGGATAAGCTCCGCCCACTCTGAAACAGCTGTGAGGGGTATCTCAGCGCCGAGAGATACCCCATCATTGGAGCGGAAAGCCCTGTTTGTGATAGTCAGCCCTTTTTCATAGTCCAGAGCGTGATATTCAAGCCTTATGCGGTAATCATTATCGCCCATGCGTTTTATCTCAGGGAAAATGACCTTTATAAGCCTGCCGTTCACGTCATACTCCACAGGAATGAATTGCGACTGCGGAACATACTGCACCTTATCAGCACCCAGCGGCTTTATTATCATTGCTCCTGTTGCAAGACCTCTTTGCAGATTTTTGTTGAGGTTTTCAAGGGCGTTTTTCATTATGGCATCAAGCTTATCGTTGGAAACTTTCAGGGTCATTTCATTGATAGCCGTGTTTGCAAACTCCCTCACAACAGCGTGTTCAAGCCGCAGAGAGTGAACTCCCTTGGGTGCTGCATTACCTGCATACATTCTGTCCCACTTGTCGATAGCTCTTATCATACTGTCCGTCACGGCGATATCAATACCGTAAACGCCCTTTATATCTGACTTTGAAAGCATTCTGCTTATCCACTCCCTTATTTTTGAAATAATGCCCATAGCTTACTGACCCCGCCTTTTCCATACTCTTTCCATTGCATACCGAACGGCGTCGATAACGTGGTCATTGCCGTCGGGATAGCCGCTTATAACGTTGCCCTCTTTATCCCTGTCATACTCGCAGTTGATGAACTCCTCGCAAGCCACAGGACAACGCTTGTTATCTATAACGATACTTCGCAGAGATTGCAGCCACTTATATGAATACTCCCTGCTGTTAGGACCTTTCTCTGCGCCTCTTGCAAGCAAGCCGTATGCTCTGTAATCTTCAACGGACTTGTTCTCTGCACTGTCGCAGGTGATAAGGTCGTTTGCCGTGATACCCAGCTCAAGCAAATGCTTTGCGGTATCAATATTCTTTGTTTTGTTGCAGGTGTACTCCTGCCATATGAACAGCGTGTGCTGAGCAGGGGCATAATGTACTCTGACAAAAGCGTAAAGGTCGGGATACCAGCCCCAGTCAACGCCGTTATAGATGTTATCAAACTGTGCTATCTCGCTGTCGGTTATCTCTCTTATGAGGACGTTATCAAAAACATTGCCACCCGTACCGTTTGCAACGCCCATATACTCGTTCTCATAGGCAGTGGGATTGGTTTCTTTGAGAAATTCGGCGTCATCAAGAAAAGGCTTGCCAAGCCACTTTTTCGGCACAGTAAGATAAGTGCTTTCGGTAACGAGTCTGTCCGCTCTCGGCACTTTGATGTACTTATTCGCCCAGTTCTGAGCCGACTTCGGAGGGTTGAAAGACTTAAACTTATATGCTCTCTCGCCACCTCTTATAACAGACTGTTCTATCGTTCGCACAGCTTCTTCACCGCCGAACTGGTCAAGCTCCTCAAACCACACAATGCCGATATAGCCAAAAGGCGGCTTGATAGACTTTATCTTGTGCGGGTCATCAGCACCACGAAAGTATATTTTCTGCCCTGTTGAAATGCGTGTGATCTCAAGGGGCGACTTTGTGCAGGCAAACTCATCATCAAGACCAAGTGCAGATATTGCCCAAAGTATCTGAGAATAAACGCTGTCTTTAAGAGTATTCGCCACAGCACGCAGAACGCAGACGTGCATATTCTCATTCTTCATCAGCAGGTCGATAACGTTCAGACCGCAGAATGAAGATTTAGTCGAGCCACGTCCGCCGGGGAAAACATACTCGGAATGTTCCTGCTCTGCAATATCGAACAGGACAGGTGAGAACGTAGGAGCGACAAGGCTCGCAGGGATACCGCTGTACACCTTATCAGGCATAGAAACAGGCTCAAGCTTTTGTTTTTCAAGCCTGAGCCTTGCGTTATCGTATTTTATCTTATGCTTTAGCATATCGTCGTCACGGATAATGTCACGCAGCTCTTTCACCGCCGCAACGTCCCCTTGCTTAGCCCTTGCCATAAGAGCCGCATTCACAAGAAGCATATTATTTATGAAGTCAGGGTCAAGGCTGTTAAGGTCAATGCCCTGCTCAACGAGGAACTCATAGTCCGCTCTGGTATTGGCAGGCTGTTCAAGCAGGAAGTCCATCACCTGCTTCATAGTCTTTTTACGCCTGCGGACTTCGCCTGATTTTTTACCGCCTTTTGAGCCGTTTTTTCGAGCTTCACTCGAGCTTGGAACTATTAAATTCTGTTCATTCGGCATTCACCTCACCTCGGTTTTTGTTGTTTTGGAATATAAAAAGAACTGCCACATTGTTGTAGCAGTTCGTAAGATTATTTTTTGTCAATGATATAATTTAATTCATCAGCAGACAAATCCGCTGAATGAATACCATTTGTTCTGGTCTTAGCAAGTTTACCAAATCTCTCAAGCATTCCTTTATACTCTGGCAGGATTTTACTGTGGCTGTTAAATTCACAATCTTTAAATTCCTGATACTTGCCATTAGATTTTATAAGCCATTCTGCATATTCATAATACTTTGCTTCTTCATTATCATTTCCGTCAAAGCCTCTAAATATATAGTCTTCACGATCTAGACCTGTCACATCTTCAAGATTGTCAAAAGAAAAGGTCATGCACCTTAACATCTCTAATATCTCATATACTTTTTCTGAAACTGAATACGGGACTTCACATAACGCTGGACCGATCTCTTCATAATTATACTCAAATCCCTGTGCAAGAATATCTTGATATATCTCATATTGTTCAGCGTTATCAGTATCAAGGCGTTTAAGTATCTCATACTGATTAAAAAGTATTATTCTGTCTTTTCTGCTAAGTTCCATTTTAGAACCTCCTTTTGTTCATTTTCTATATATTAGCATATAAAGCATAAAATATCAAGGTTATAAACAAAAATTCTCCCTACTGCACAAAATCATTTTGCCTTTTTTATGCAGTATATCAAAAATTCGACATTTATGAACTTTTTACGACACAATGCAAAAGCGACCGCAAAATGCAGCCGCCCTTGTGAAAATATTATAAGGAGTTAAGTAAATGGTGGAGCAGATATCAAGCTGGCACGCTCTCGACCTGCATAGCCCCTTACGGGGCTTAGAAAATTGGAGGTGACTTCAATGAAAGTACAAGTCTAAGGTACATCTACACTTTCCTCAGTATAAATTATAACATAGTGAAAAGTCACAAACGTCACATTTATCATGTTTTTTGCAAATATCTTTGGATACGCATTTTGATACAGCTCTCTGACATTCTCCCACCGCTCACCTGCATAGCTATCTGCAAGTACGTCTTACCCTTGATGAATTTCAGCACGAACATTCGCCGTGTCTGATAGTCATCTATCCCCTTGATAAATTCCTCCACAGTCCTCTGCTCACGCTCTAACCGTGCCTGCTCACACAGCAGTGAAAGTGTATCACCGCTTGGTAGAAAGCCGTCTATGCGTGTGCTGTGTGGTGTGTAGGACGGCGGAGTGCATACGCTGATACTGTCGGCAACGTACTTGCCTGAAAGCTCTGCCTTGATGTCCTCAATGGCTGAGGCGTTCCTGCGGTAGGCTTTCAGGCGTGACATGGTCATAGGGTCAGCCATTGCTGTCACCGTCCATTCTTGCTCCGCAATTCGGACAGAACTGCGGTAGGCTGTTCGTTGATTATATCGGCGATACTGCTGTTATCACCCAGAATGCCTGTTATGCCCTTTTCGTATATCGGCATACACGCTGCCGATAATTCGTTAATCAGATTGTCTGCGTCAATGTATTTTGCCATATGTTATACCTCCAATCTGACACCGGAATATTCAACCCTAAGTGCCTGTGAATTAAATAAACAAACCGGAGCGAGCCCGTGACTGCTGTGCGCATTGTAGTTGCTGATAGCTCCTGTCGGGGTGACGGAACGCACGCCGCTAGCGTTGCCGGTGTCGCACCTCCAAGGAGTGAGCGTCCACATACATTCTTCAAACAGCGGTACATAGTCTCTATACTTGCGGTACTGCTCGCAGGAAAGGAGCGTTATATAGTCCTCGCACGTTCCGTAAGCTTTATCGCCGTTATCGGCGACAAGGTCAGATGTTTGCTTTATAAGATGCTCCGTGTTAAAATGATCCTCGAGTACATTTTCGTTAAGAACGCGGCGGAGAGTGGATTTCTCCCAGTTGTTGCAGCCGTCCTTGTACTCCTCGTTAAAACGCTTTTCACACCAACACTCAGCCGTTATTGCTAAGTAGTTGCCGTTGATAATGTCAAGGCATATAAAGTCTATATCCTTGTATTTAAACTTCATTCCAGGTTTTAATTTGATTTCAACCATTTTTTGCCCCTCCTCAAATTGTAATATTCATTTTTCATCTGGCAACACCGTCCATTTTAATACCGATACCATTCACGTCAACAGCCGTATCAGCCACGCCGAATATAACCTTGCCTATGGCAGTGGACACGTCGCCTTTATGGTAGTTATCTACGGTCATCTTGAATCCCATTCCTGATATCGTTACCTTATCCTCCACCAGATTGACAGCCCTGAAAACCTTGCCGTGCATAGCATTTTCATACACACCATGCAACTTTTCCAGCTTATCCTGACTAACTCCAGCTTCCCACAGAATAGACGAGAGCTTATGCTCGTCTATGGTCGGCATATCGGTCTCGTGAGCGTTCTGGTCAACGAACGTGGAAATCTTATCGTTCACTGCGGTGATAAGGTCATAGTCAAGCTCATCGCCCACAACATTTGTCAGGATATCCTTGAAAGTTTCCTTTTCGTTCTGACAGGTCATTGAGAACTCGCAACCAAGAAGCTCTTCCACAACGGAAGTGTTCGGCTTTTTGGCGTTTTTCGTGTAGTAAAGCACGCCGTTGATATCTGGTGCACGGTCATTGAAAAGAGGGAACAGGAAACCGTCACTTGGCAGTTCAACAATTCTGTCGCATGACTCTTTCTTAGCGATAGAGTTGTCCTGTTCATCATACACAAGCCCGTCAATACGCAGATTTACAGGGCAAAGAGCTGTCACTATAAAATTGTAATCTGTGTCAGCTTCATCCTCAAACTCGTCCATTTTGTTCTTTTTCAGCACAGAATATGTACAATGAGCCATGAAAATGGTATATGTTGACACATACTCAACCTTTTCAACTATGGCGTTCAGGAAGTTGTCCACCTTTTCTTCGTCAAGCAGCTTGCTTTGCAATGTTTCATACATGAAAGGCTGTGCCCCGCCCTCAAGATATGCGTCCTTTGGAAACGAATATTCCAGCAGATTTTTGCCGATAGAGCCGCTGAGCACCTTTTTCAGGTTTATCATTATCAGCTCCGCCTCGTCCTGCGGAATAGTGTTGTAAAGCTGATTGGTCTTGCACTTTATATTCTTTTCAGCGTCCACAAATGCGGTAACAACGTGGTTTACGGTAAAAAAGCCACAGTCGTCGCTGAATATTCTCTTGATCTCGTTAATTTCTTTCTTGTTCATGTTAATCCTCCTCAGTTTGTCTATAGATCATTGATCTGTAATCATCACAAACTACATTCCGTTAGCTACAAGTATGATAAAATACGCAGTTATTGCATTTTATCTCCTTAATTCCCAGCACAACATACCCATTCTTTATTCCCCAGCCGTTGAGGATATATGTTATCCTGTATGTATGTCCTGATATCTCATGTTTTGCGTGTTCTCTTACTGTGCCGTCTAGGCTACGATAAGACGTTCCGTCAGTCGGTATAAATCTTATCAGATCTCCCGTCTGAAAACCTCTGTCATTCTTTCTGACCTCGAAAGTTTTCTCACCGCTCAGAACAGCGTCACAAAAGTCTATGCTAAGTTTCAGATTATGTGTTTTCATTCTTTTGCCTCCTCGATATCCAACAAACTAAGCTGGTTATTTTTCATATCAAATACTCTGTCACGCCATTCAACGCCGATATAGTCAAGAACTCTTCCCCAGCCGTACTTTGTGCCGTCAGCATCTTCACAACACTTGTTCATCCAGAAATCCCACTCTTTTTCATTTCTTTCACGAAGCCTGTCAAATCGGTGAGGACGCTGTTCCATATGTATGCCGAAACCGCACATTGAACAGCCTGTACGCTGAGCTTTTGTTGTGCAAAGCTTTCCGTCAAAATCACGTTTTATCTCGCCATAGATTGTAGGCACAGGCACATTCAGGTCAAGTGCAAGTTGTAGCAAGTCCTGCCTTGTAAATATGGCAAATGGTGCTGAACGTATCGTGCTTTTGCCAAAGTAATTGCAGCCGTTAAGCATTAGCGATTTTTCACGTCTGCCACCCTCACTTGCCATAAGTCCTAAGAACGGCACGCTCTTGTGTTGCTTTGCCCAATCATCACACGGCTTTTCTTTCATCCAGAAACAGCATTGTGATGATACCTTAAACGGCGGTATCTTGTAGTCAACACCCTCGTTTTCATTTTCGTAACCGCCAAACAGTTCAAGCCAGCGCTGAGAAAGCTGCATTCTTGTATGTTTGCGAAAACCGCCATACTCTCCCGTTTCACCCGTTATGATAGCGTGACGAACTGTCTTGTTCTTGTCCGTAGGGCGTGCAAGCAGTTCTATTTTTGCGGCTGTTTCTTTTGATAGTACAGGAAAACCATATTCCCGTATGATATCTATTTTTGACTTGTATGGGCTTAACTTTATCACTCCAAGTTGCTCGTGTATCTGCTGAATAGATTTGTCTTCAAGACTAGATACCGATACACCTGGAACATAACTGAAACCACAGTAATCATGTATAAATTTCAAAAGCGTTATGCTGTCAAGTCCGCCTACCGATATGTGCGTATTCAGATTTCTTTTGTCACATTCACGAATGAACTCCCTTACTCTGACCTCAGCGTATTTGACCTTGAACTCATACGGCATTTTCTGCTTAGTTTGGAAAGCTGCTATCTTCTGTTCATTGTCTTTGGTACGCTCCTCATAGCTTTTCACTTTTATCCCTCCTCAAATCTCGGACATTCCGTTACTGTATACGAGTGTATCATACCTCCCTTTTGAGCCTCGTACATTCTGTGCTGACACGTTCTCCAGCCCTCAACAGGTCTGTGGTCTATGGACCATGCACAGCCTGTGAGGTATTCTCCTGTTATTTTGTCCTTTGTTGGCACTGCGTGCTTGCAGTACCAACAGAGGGTGTGGTCAGTGTGTTTCATTGGCTTTGCCCCTCCCCCATACCGCATAGGATATCATTGAGACGTTTACAAACCTCGCAGCCGTCATGATGTATCTCGTACTGACATTTCTGAAACACCTTAGCATATTCCCCATATGTCTGCCATAGATCAAGTGCATAAGCCCCATTGATGTATGCCCTGTATAGTTCCTGCTTTTCGTCAAGCGCCTGTTTCTTGTTTATCTGCCCCGCT